AATCTATCTATTGACATTAGACAACAACGCGCCTACAATGTCAATTCATAGTTCAATGGAGTTTTCAACATGCTTGGCGAATACTGCCGAAACTATCGCAAAGATAAAGGCGTAACTTTGCGGGAAGTTGAAGGCAACGAATCTATCAAGGCTTTATCAGCATTTGAAATGGGGCGAAGTTCTAATATCGCGCATTTCTTTAAATATGTGGCGTTGTCAATTAAGCATGGCGAGTTTCATAGCTTTATTAACGGCGCAATTGACGCAATGAATAAGGGTGAATGAAATGGCTAAAAAGGTATATGACAAAAACACGCGGATGAAAACGGAATTGTTTGAACAAGACCGTGAAAGAATCCATGCTAAAGCCGAAGCTATTAGACAATTCCGCCGTGAAGCATCGCGTATGGCTTCTATGGCTAACAAGCGTGTAAAGCGGCTAGAAGAAAACGGCCTTACTGATACGCCAGCATATAAAGCGTATTTGGAAACAGGCGGAAAGTTCAGCGTAAAAGGCAAGTCTTACAATGAACTTCAAAAAGAAGTTTCCCGCTTGAAGTCTTTTATTGATGCCAAAACTTCAACGGTTAAAGGAACAACCGCCGTTTTAAAGGATTTGGCGGCGAACACTGGCATTATGTATAAAGACCTTAAAGAACTACGCGCAAAGTCTGCCAAGTTCTTTGAATTGTCTTCAAAGGTTGAACAGTATTTGCGAACCGTTGAAGATATGGCTTCCGCAATTGGCTATCAAAAGATTTGGGAAGCAATCAACAAATATACGCAAGATGGAAAGATTGATTTGTCTAGCGGGCAAGTTGATATTGATAGCATGGTTGAAAGCATTTCCCGCGCATTGGCTGAATATGACCAACCCGCGCCCGTCATTGATGGATGGTATAGCTTGAAGAAAAGCAACCCTAATTCCATTGAAGACGATAAGGTTTAAATATGCTTCCTTACCCTGAATTGTTTAACAATTTGGGGCTAGTGGAGTATGAAACCGTTAAAACCAATAAGCGAATTGAATATATCAATTTGCCGTGCGGCTTTGACATTGAAACCACTAGCACCAAAGAAGGCGATAAGAAAATTGCTTTCATGTATATATGGATGGTTGCTATTGGGCACGGCAACGGCGTTTTCTATGGCCGAACTTGGGAAGAATTTTCCGAAGTTTGCGAAGTGCTGCAAGCAAAATTCCAGCTTAATCAATCGCGGCGTTTGGTTATATACGTTCATAACCTTGGCTATGAATTCCAGTTCATGCGCAAATATTTTAAATGGATGGAAGTTTTTGCAGTAAGCGAACGCAAACCGATTAAGGCGGTAACTGAACACGGAATTGAATTCCGCGATAGCTACATTCTTAGCGGTTTCAGCCTAGCAAACACGGCAAAAAATCTTACTAAATACAAAATCAAAAAACTAGAAGGCGATTTAGATTATTCATTGATTCGCCACCACGAAACCCCGCTAACTGTTGAAGAAATGGCATATTGTGAAAATGATGTTGCTATTATCACGGCATATATCAGCGAACAAATAGAGCTATACAAGGATATAACGAAAATCCCAACAACTAACACCGGAAGGGTTAGAAAACACGTTAGAAATGAATGCTACTATTCAGACACTAACCATAGAAAATCAAGTAAATCTAAATACATTCGTTACAGGAAAATAATGCAAGATTTGACCATTGACCCGGAAACATACATTCAGCTTAAACGTTCTTTTATGGGGGGCTTCACCCATGCGAACGCGAATTATAGCGGGCAAACTTTGGAACAAATTTCAAGCATTGATTTTACTTCAAGTTATCCGGCGGTAATGGTTTCTGAAAAGTTTCCAATGTCAAGATTCAAGCCAATGGTTATTGAAAGCGAAGAACATTTAAAAGAATCATGCGCAAAATTCGCAATGGTTTTTGATATTAAATTCTATGGCTTGCGTTCAAGAATAGAACAGGATAACTACATTTCAGAAAGTAAATGCTATCAAACAGAAAAAGCAATTATAAATAATGGGCGAATTCATAGCGCGGAAATGATTTCAACAACAATAACTGAAATTGATTTTGAAATAATGATGCAATCCTATGAATGGGATTCAATAGACGTTGCCAATGTGAAGTTTGCTCATAAAAGCTACTTGCCAAAATCAATCATTAAATCAATTCTTGATTTGTACCAAGATAAAACCGTTCTTAAAGACGTTGAAGGAAGCGAAGTTGAATATTTGCTTTCAAAGGGTATGCTTAATTCAATTTATGGAATGTGTGTAACTGATATTGTTAAAGACAATTCAATATATGATGAAGATTGGGGCGTTGAACGTGTAGATATTGAAGCTGAAATAGAAAAATATAATAATTCTAAAAATAGATTCCTTTATTATCCTTGGGGGATTTGGGTTACTGCATACGCCCGCCGCAATCTTTGGACGGGGATTGTTGCAGTAGGTAACGACTATGTTTATAGCGATACTGACAGTTTGAAAATTAGAAACTATGAAAAACATAAGGAATATGTTTCATGGTATGACAAACAAGTTATGAAAAAAATGCTTGAAATGTGCGAATACTATAAGTTTGACCCGGAACTATTATCGCCAAAAACTAAAGACGGAAAGGTTAAACCGCTTGGCATTTGGGATTTTGAAGGAACTTATACGCGGTTTAAAACACTAGGCGCAAAACGATACCTAACCGAACACCACGGAAAATTGCAAATTACAGTTGCAGGATTAAGCAAGCAAAACGGCCTTGAATACTTGAAAGAACAGGCCGATAATGACCATGCAAAAGTGTTTGAGAATTTCACCCATGAAATGTATGTGCCGCCAGAAAGAACCGGGAAAATGACGCATACATATATTGATGATGAAATTGCCTATTATTGCACTGACTATAAAGGCCATGCAATTTGGGTTAATCCGCTTACCGGGGTTCATTTGGAATCTTGCGACTTCACTTTATCGGTTGCAAGACAATATCAAGAATTCTTGCGCAACCTTTCGCAAGGGTATATTTACAATGGAGTTAAACACCAATGAAATACTATTCACTTACCCGCATTAACAAAAAGGCGGCAACGTATAACGTCATTTTTGGCGAACGTTCCAACGGTAAAACCTATGCTTGCTTGTTGCAGGCGCTTAAAGACTATGCGAAAGACGGAAGCCAGTTTGGTTATGTGCGGCGCTGGAAGGAAGATATTACCGGGCGAAGGGCGCAACGGTTGTTTGCTGGAATCAATGAAAACGGCGAAGTTTTCAAGGCAACAAAAGGGGAATTCAAAGGCGTTCATTATTACGCGGGCAAGTTCTACCTTTGCAACTATGATGATTCGGGAAAGGTTGTTTATGGGGACGGTGATATTATCGGCTTCACTTTCGCACTATCAGACGGCGAACACGATAAATCAACTTCATTTCCAAGCATTAAAACAATCATCTTTGACGAATTCCTAACAAACCGGGTTTATCTAAATGATGAATTCGTTTTGTTTATGAATACCGTTTCAACCATTGTTCGCCGCCGTGAAGACGTTAAAATTTACATGCTTGGGAACACGGTTAATAAGTTCTGCCCATATTTTCAAGAAATGGGGTTAGAACACGTTGCCAAAATGAAACAGGGAACAATTGACGTTTATAAATACGGCGAAAGTAAATTAACCGTTGCTGTTGAATATTGCGCTTCAACGGAAGAAAAAGGCAACAATACAACAAGCCTTTATTTTGCGTTCAATAATCCTAAGCTAGAAATGATTACCGGGGGCGCTTGGGAACTTAACATATACCCGCATTTGCCTTACAAATACAAACCAAAAGATATTTTGCTTTGTTATTTCATTGAATTTAACGACAACGTTTATCAAGCGGAAATTATAGAAGCGGAAGGAACTATATTCACATACATTCATAATAAGACAACGCCTATCAAGAAGCCAGATAGAACGGTTATCTATTCCCTTGACTATCGCCCGGAACCTAATTACAATCGGTCAATATACCGCCCTAACAACAAAGTTCAGGAACGCATTTTGTGGTTCTTTAGGAATGACAAAGTTTTTTACCAGAATAATGAAGTTGGGGATGCTATCAGCAACTTTCTTAAAATCTGTAAAAGGGCTTAAATATGGAATTCGATTTGCAAACACTGATTGCCGTTATCAATCAAACCGGCTTTCCTATCGCCGCTTGTGTTGCGTTGTTTTGGCTTGTTAATAACACGCTAAAACAAAATAAAGAAATTTTGGATGAATTGAAAGTTACCATTCAAAACAACACAAAGGCTATTGAAGAACTTTCTTCACAACATAAGGGGAACTAACCATGTATTCCCATAAAGACAAGGTTAAAAATATTGGGGTAATGAATCGCTATATGCTGGCGAAGACTATTCCAATGTTTGAATATGAAGGGTTGCCCGAAACAATCCCTTACCGCGAACTTGAAAAGTTGTTGCAATCTAACGGATATGCTTTCATTGCAAAGATTGAAGGTAAGTTGTATGCGCTGAATGGTGGCCTTGGCGGGGTTCAAGACGCTTACGGAAACCCAACGCAAATTGTTATTTCAAACCCCGCGCTTAATTACAATGCAACCCTTGACCTTGAAAAAGACGGGGTTTTAATTCGCAATGATGATTTGATGATTGGCCTTTTGCCGCTTTATGAAAAGTTCAATTTCATGATGGCGGAAAATGACATTAACATGATTCTTTACGGGTATAACACCCGCATGAACAAGTTAATTTCAGCAAGTGACGATAAGACGCGGGAAAGTGCGGAACGTTACGTTGCCAAAGCTGTTGAAGGTGATATTGCCATTGTTGGAGAAAACGCCATTTTTGAAGGCGTTAAACTTCAAACAGGAAATGCCCAATCTTCAAGTTCCATTGGCAGTTTGATTGAATACGGCCAATACCTTAAAGCGACTTTATATAATGAAGTTGGCTTGGCTTCAAACACCAATTTGAAGCGGGAACGCCTGATTAGTGCGGAAGTTCAACAAGGGGAAGATTCCTTGTTTCCGCTAGTTTTCACCATGATGAAGTGCCGAATTGCAGCGGTTGAAAAAATCAATGCTATGTTTGGCACTGAAATTAAGGTGGATTTTGGCAGTGTGTGGCAATTGAAACACCGGGAAATGGTGGATGATATTGTTGAAGATAAACCCTTGAATAAGGAACCGGAAAATGAACCAGAATTGGAAAACGGTGATAGCGGCGCTGATACGGGCGGCACTGGAAATTCTGACCCGCAAAAAGAAGAATTAGCGGAAATTGAAAAAATGCTTGCGGATGAATCCTTGACCGATGAAGACCGCAAAATCTGGCAACAAATGAAAGACGAATTGGAGAATAAAGAAAATGACAAGCCTTAAACTTGACCAATACCTTGAAGGGGGCAGTATTTGGGGCAGTATCCAAGCCCTAAGCCCCTATCCCTTTTTCGATGATTATTCAGCGGAACAGTTGGATAAACAAACAAAACTTCTTTATGGGGAACGCGAAGTTTTTAGCAAGTTCCATGAATTGACAGTTGGGGAAGCCGCCGCCCTTGTTTATGTTGCAATGAATAAGAAATGGCTTAACCTGTTGTCAATGGAAGAATTGCCTTTTAATTTGGGCGCTTCCGTTACTAACAAGAAAACCGAAACCACAAACACAACTGAAAACACACTTAAAGAAAGCGACAATCTGAACAAGGTTTCAGCTTTCAACACGGAAGACCTGATAAATGATGGCGGTTCTAATTTGTCCGAAACAGGGGAAAAAGAAGGAACCGCCACAAAAATTACAACGGATGATAAGATTTCTTTTGAAGCCGCCTATGCTAACTTGACACTGGCGGAAAAAATCAGCATAATCAATACCGTGACAAGCGACGTCGCACAGTTTTTAACCCTGTCAATTTATTAAGGTGGCTACCATGAAAGTTACGCAACTCTATACCCTGATTAACGCCGTCACCAAGGAAGTTCTTGGAGAAACGGCGGTTGTCAATGAAGACCTTTCCAACGTTGTTGATATTGGCAAGGCTGTTATTGACCAAGTGAACGGAATTGATAATTACGTTCGCAAACTTGTAGACCATATCGGCAAGGTTGTTTTTGTTAATCGTGCCTATGCTGGCGGCGTTCCTTCCGTTTTGATGGATTCTTGGGAATTCGGTTCTATTCTGGAAAAGATTTCAACCGATTTGCCGGATGCTACGGAAAACGATTCTTGGAACCTTCAAGATGGAACCGCGTATTCGCAAGACACGTTTTATCAGCCGAAGGTTGAAGCCAAGTTTTTCAATTCCAAGGTGACTTTTGAAATTAAGTTGTCTTTCACCGAACGCCAAGTTAAATCCGCGTTTTCCAGTGCTGAACAGTTGAACGGTTTTATTTCTATGCTTGTTCAAAGCGTAGAAAACAGCATGACCGTTAAAACCGATGCGCTGATTATGCGTGCAATCAACAACATGATTGCCGAAACCCTGTTTTCCGAACTGTACGATGAAGGCGACCCGGAAGCCGAACCGCCTGTTGCCCCTTCTTGGGATTGGTCGAAAACTGGCGTTCGTGCGGTGAATCTGTTGGCGCTTTACAATGAAACGGTTTCAACCCCGCTAACTGTTGCCAATGCGATTACTTCGCCTGATTTTATCCGGTTTGCGACCTATCAGATTTCTTTGGTTTCTGACCGCATGACCAAAATCAGCACGCTGTTTAACACTGGCGGAAAGCAACGTTTCACCCCGGCAGACGTTCGCCGCGTTGTTCTGTTGTCCGATTTTGCGAAGGCTTCCGAAGTTCTGTTGCTTTCCGAAGCCAACAACCCGGAACGCGCAACACTTCCGGCGCATGATAGCGTTCCTTACTGGCAAGGTAGCGGCGCGGATTACGCCCTTTCCAGCACTGGCGTTATCAATGTGAAGACCGCCAGCGGCAACACTGTTGAAGTGCCAGAAACCGCCGTTATCATCGGGGCAGTGTTTGACCGTGACGCGGTAGGGGTTGCCAATCTTGACCGCCGCGTTACCACTGCATACAATGCGCGGGCAGAGTTCTACACGAACTTTTACAAGATGGATGCAGGTTATTACAATGACCTTGGGGAAAACTTTGTTGTTTTCTTCATTGGTGAAGATGAATAACCCCAAGGGCAAACTAACAGCCCTTTAACCCTTCGATTAAGGGGCTAGGAAACTAGCCCCTTTTCTTTTGGAGTATGAAAAATGAATTTGACACTATACAAAACAACCAACGCGGATAACGTTATTAACAAGGTTAAAACGGATGATTACGCGGTTGTTATTAACCTGAAAAAAGATACTAATTGGCTTAATCCTGAAATTCTACTTGCTTCAATTGCTGGCGTTGATTTCAAGGATTATAACTATTGTCATTTGGACGTTGTAAATAAGTTCTATTTCATTCGTTCAATAGAAGCAATGGGAAACAGAATATCAAAACTTATTTGCGAATGTGATTATCTGGAAACTTACAAGGCCGATATTCTGGCAAGCAATGCGGCTTTCCGAAAACAAGTTGAACCCGGCGATTATGGAAATATTGACCTTGAAAACACCGGGCGCGATACAATATCGAATTACGATAGCGATACTTCGCTAGTTGCCGCCAATACAATTATTCTTTCAACTATGGGGGTTAAATAATGGCTACCATGACCGTTACTTTTGCGGGCGACACTGCAAAATATAAGGCTGAATTGTGGAACTATGCCCTTGATACTAAATTGGCAGATATTCCGCTTGATGAACCTTATGTTGCAACTGGCGGGGCTAACTTTGGTTCTAACTATATCCTTTTCACGCCTGTTGCGGAAGGAATTGAATTCGATAGTTATACGGATGATGTTTCCCTTTCTATGCCTTGGAAAGCTGGCCCGATTATTGCGACAATTAACGCAATAGGAGACCCATTCCCTAACGGGGTTCGCGGAATGTATCTTTCCGATGAACGCATTTCAAACGTTACTAATAGTCCAACTTTCAACCTTTTCTATATTGGGGAAGTTGTAACGGTTACACCATTTAACCGCCTTCATTCAATGGATGATGCGGCGCTAGAAGACTTTTCCGAAGTTCGATTGATTGAAACCGATGTTGATGGAAATGAAGTTTTTAACTATTCCGTTTATATCGTTAATCTGTTGAATATCGGGTTTGAACTTCCTTCCGCCGCAATTGCTGGAAACAGCAATATCATTCTTGGAAGCCTTGACACTGGAATTAACACGCCGCTTTTCAACACTGATTCGGTAACGGTTGATTTGGGCGATATTGAAGTTCCGGCTTCAACTTCAAGCCTTGACTATCTAAGCAACACGTTTGAACTGTTTTTGCCGTTTGTTGAATCGCCTATTGACATTGACCCTACTTTGTGCATCGGAAAAACAATCCATATTGAATATGTGATTGACCTTTACACCGGGGATATGACGATTAACCTTTACAACGGGGAAGAAAAGCCTTTCAGTAGCACGAAAACAACAATAGGCCGGAATATCCCTACAAAGCTAGTCGGGGAAACAAATTACAGTATTACCGGAACCAATGGAGTTATTAACAACGTTCTTACCGCCTATATTCGCCACACAAAGCCGGAACTTGTTGAAGGGCAGTTTTACAACCTTGTTTCAAAGAACGGTTCTATTGGGCTTTACAAGGGCTATCTTGAAGTTGATAATATTGAATTGCAAGGTAAAGCCCTTGCGGATGAAAAACAGCAAATTATTTCTTTGCTTAGAAATGGAGTGATTATCAAATGATTAAAGAAGCCGCTAAATACTTGGGTGCAAATACCGCAACAAGACAAGAACTGATTAACCATTACAACAAATTTTGCTTGCCCCAAGTCAAGAAGGAACGCCGCTACAAAATGGGGCTTGGTGATAATTGGTGCGCAATGTTTGTAACAACTATTGCCAACAAATGCGGCGCTAGTGCTGAACAATTCCCCTATGAAGTTTCGGTTTTCTATCAAACCCAAATTGCAAAGGAAAGGGCGCTATTCACTAAGGAATTTTCTATTGTCGCGGAAAATGACCTAATCATTTATGATTGGGAAGGGCGCGGCGTTCTTTCGCATGTTGGGTTTGTTGCTGGAATTGACGGTAAAAATATTGTTGCGTTGGAAGGCAACATAAAAAATACGGTAGGGTATCGCACAATTTCAAGTGAAAGCCGCTTTATTGCTGGCTTCATAAAGAACCCCTACGCACGCCAGCAAGCCGCCAGCGAAGCCCAATTGACCGCCCTTGACCGCGTGCAAGACTTGGCAAGGCGAACGCTAAGGGGCGAATTCGGCAACGGCCTTGAACGCGCTTCCCGGCTTGGGGCAGACTATGCAGACGTTCAAAACCTGATTAACAGCGGATGGCGCGGGTAATTAACAGGCAACAAAAAAAGCCCCCTTAATTGGGGGCTTGTTTTATTTGTGGCAGAATTCTTTAGGCCAATAACCATCTTCAACCATCTTGCAAGCGTGTTCTTGTTCCTTCAATTCATCTTCATAATCCATTTTTCCGACAATTCCATAAGCCACCAGAATCAAGGCAATGATTAAAGTTGTCTTAAAGCATTTTGTCAATTTCATTGTTAATATCCTTTATGATTTCTGTTAGAACTTCACAATAGGGATATTCCTTTGAATGGATACATTCCCCGTTGAAATGATATTCTAACACTGTTACGCCTTGTTTGTCGTCAAAAATCAATTCGGCGTGTAAATGGTTGCCGTGGCTATCGCTTTTAAGTGTGATTACGTTTGACATAAAACCCCCATAGAAAAAGCCCCTACCTTTTACAGTAGGGGCTTTCCTTTCAGCCTTGGTTACTGAACTTCAACAAAATAGACGCTTGCGCCCTTCTTGGTTTCCCGCAAATTCACGGTAATGAACGGTTGTTCATCCCCGAACACTGCAAAAACTTCCTTCAAGGCATCGCGGGCGCTGGCGGCATCGGTGAAAAGCCCGCCAAGTTCGCCGTTCTCATACTGAACAACAACCTTGGTGCTATCGCCGTTTTCGACAATTTCCACAATCTTGAACTTGGTTTTTTCTTCCTTGAACGCGAAAATATGGGTTGCGTTGGCAAGGGCGTTGAACTTGTCTTTTGCGGTGATGGTTTGATTCTTAGCCATGATTTTGATTCCTTAACAGTTTTGGGATTGGTTTTGTGAAGATTAGATATGAATCGTTTTCTTCACGGTTTCAATGTTAGCACTGACCTTAAACATTGTCAATAGGTCAAGTGCAGCTTTTGCACGCGCCTTAGTTGGGAAATTCACGGAAGCAAGTTCCGACTTCAAAACATAGACGGTAACAATCTTAGCCATACCCTTTGCGGCTTCAACTTCCTTGGTTTCCTGAACAGCGGTTTGCGCTTGTTCCTGAACAGCGGTTTCGGTTTTTGCTTCCGGGGTTGCCTTGTCTTTAGTAGCCATTTGATTCACCTTTTTAGTTGTGTCGCGGCGTTATTGCCAATCGACAACTGAACTATAACCGATGTTTTTACCGTGCGCAAGGGGTTTGACAAAAATAATTTAAATATTTTTCAACGTTGCTTTTATGGTACAATAGAC